TTAACTTTAAGCAGTTGGTTAGCGAGTTTAAGATTTCTTATCTGACGTATATCAATAGCATCTTCCAGACTAATATCTTTTTGCGACAGAGCCATCTGAATGTTTTGTTCGAGCTGAGCTTTCTGTTCCTCATCTGGAGACATCTCTATAAAAATACCAAAGTCATAGATATATAGATTTTTAATCTCTTCTAATATACCTAAGTTGTACTTACCTATCTGCATAGCGAACTCATCCTTAAACTCTGCATACTCCAATACGTCCGCAGCTCTTAATGATAGAGCTTCAGCAAGAGTCTTGGTAATAAATAAACTCGCTTGAAGGATATGGCGCGTAGCTGTATTAGAGTTTAAAGCAGCTAACTTCTGTACTCCAACCAATGAGTTTGGATCTGGTGTACTTCCGTCTCTCGCTTCATTAAGACCCGTTACACCACGAATCATATCTAAATAGTGATTATAGTTTCCTATAAGCATCTGCATTTTACTTGCTCCACTATTAGAAGTTAATTGACTGATAGGTACTTTAGCGTTGTTAAACTCTCCATCTTGAGTATAACTACGTCCAATAACACTACCTGTTTGGAAATACAATCTTAGTGCATCCTCTGGGTTGTATGCGTTACCAGTACCTAAGTCTACTTCATTTAGCCCGTCTGCATCAATAAATACTCCGTCAGGAACTGTACGAGCTACCACCTGCTGCAGCTTTAAGTGTGTAATCTGAATAAGATCCGCAAAAGGAACCATCCTTCTTACTAAAGATTCAATCACTCCTTTATACATACGTGGAGCACAAGCCACATAATTAGACATAGCAAATTGATTTGCTGAATTTGGTCTAACCATATTCTTCATCATCTCCCATTTCAGGATAATATTTGTTCCCATTACCATTACGCCCTCATACCACACATCAATTCTTTTCTCTACCCTCTCGAACTTACCTTCCTCCATCATCTCTTCTGGCGGGTTGAACTGATCGTCTTTCTGTACAGTTTTAAAACTACCGTCAGCCATTTGTTTTTTCTTGTATACAAAACTATTTGTAGTCTTGTAGTTAAAGAAAAGTAACGTACATGTGTCACGGGCAAACATACTGTTCTCATACATTTGAGCGACATTATAGTAGTCATACCACGACTGGCTGTACTTAGATATCTCCTCTAAATCCGCAGGAGTAAGATCGGGGTTTATTTTTAAAACTTCCGTTATAGGAATTGTTTTTAACTCACCCCAATAGAAACAATCTTTAAAGTAAGGGTCTTCTGTATAACTGTAAACTACGTTAGCTGGGTCTACATATTCTACACGAACTCCGTCTCCTTCTTGGAACATGTGCTTAGCCATGCCTACACCCAGTGTAGCAATATCATAATCGATACGCTTACGTGTATCATTGTAATGACTTTCTTCTAACATGGTATTGATAGCAACTTCATTAGCTATCTCTACGGCAGGCTTATAGTTAAGCTGCATATATAGCTCCATCTCCTGGTCATTCTCCGGCAACTGCTCTGGGTTTACCGTAAATGGATCTACATCAAAATCTTTCTGGATCTGCATAAACAGTTTCTTAGCGATCATATCGCCTTGAACCATGTTCTGAAACTCATTACGTTTTTCTGCAGATAATGCGTCTTGTGCATAGCACTTAATGTCAAAAAGCCTGTCTGACATTCCGTTAACTACGATGTCGACAAACTTAGGGATAATAGGTACAGGAGTCCAGTCTAAATTCAAATACGACAAATCACCATCTATAGCTAATTCGTTTTTGTATTTAGATACAGATTGCTCTCCTCGAGCATACAATCTTAATTTATGAAATTCTAAAAACTGGTTGTAAAACCTACATGATAATCCGTCTCTCCTAAACCACTCATATTGTATGGCCTGTCCAACTTGGAGACCGAACTCTTTTGAAGCCTTCTCAGAATCTGAGACGAACTGGTTTGGGAAGGAAGCAGATTTTATATCTATTTGTATGCCCTTCATCTAATTATTTGACTTACTGTACTGCTATTATTATATCTTGCAAAGTTAAGGCTTATTTTTGTTTTCTGTTTAGAAGGTGTATATAAGTGTTTTTGATTAGCCATAATTGCTAATCCTGAACTTATTGCCGCATCAAACTTTGTTCTGTTGTTGATATCAAACTTAGCCCAATCCTCTAAGGTTCTATTAAAGTACATAGACCCTATATCGTCCGCCTCTCTAAAAGTTCCAGCTGTATCTATGCCTACATATTTTTCTATATAAGACTCAATAGCTGCTGCGTGAGATTGCTTTACGTCTTCTGACGTATTAGGTATACCTCCTAATTCTTTTTCTGTGCGCGACAGTTTATTGTAAGTTTTATCTGGTCGGTTCATAGAATAACCCCTGTAACCTCTATTCTTTAAATGATACAGTAAACGAGGTTTGTTGTTCTCACACAATATAGGCATACCGTAAAACACCAGTGCCATCAATACCTCTTCAAAAAATATCTCTGCAGTTTGCGGACGCGCTATGTATTCTAAAAAAAACTCATTGCTTGGCGCTTCATCCATATTAAATTTAGTGAGGCCATGTAAAGAGCCGTTAGATCCTTTTCCCACTACTACTCCTGAGATATCATAAGAGTCACAACCAAAAGCACCAAGGTGTTCGTTGCCAGGATACTTTATTCCATTACGCGTTTCTACTCGGTTTTGCAAACCAGGTGGTGGCGTCCAACTTACTAAGAACCTACCCCTACTATCTGGCACCCATACAACTTTACTATCCTTCACTCCATTTTGCCAATGGAAAGATCCTCGTGTAAGAAAATGATCTTTTATAAGAGAGTCGTTATAGTCTATCTGTTGGTAGATTTTGGTTAGATTAAAAATAGACTGTTTGCTTTCATCTCTAAAAGCGTGGGATTCAGTACGAGGAAACTGACGGTAGTATTCATTTAAAGCATCGGGATCTTGAGAAAGAGACTCCACTTCGTTTTCCCAGTAGTCTATAGCCCCCACAGAAATATACTCGCCATCAATACCCACCATTTCTTCTTTCGGAGTTCTTAATACAGGAGCGCCATGCTTGTCTATGAAACCCTCCATGTTCCATTCCATAGGAATAAATAAAGAATACAACCCACTTTTTGTTTGACCGTTAGCGTTACGCTTACCAGGATCTGAATCGGTATATAGAGATTTGAAATTAGAACCGCCTTTATCCAAAGCATTAGATGTGGACCCCATCATACACTTACCAATAATTTTACTACCAAGCCTTAGACATGTTTTAGTAACACGCCAGTTGTTTAGAATATTATCTGGCTTCTCCCACTTGCCGCTCTCGTCATGAATAAGAAGTCTTAACTTTTCCCCATCGTAACTATTGTCTCCAGTATTCTTCCAGTCGATAGTTGTATCCAATCCTTCAAGTTCAGCCTCTTCGATTTCATACATGTTTTTCTTTGTAATCTTCGAAGCAGGAACACGATAAGCCAACTCTGTTTTAGGCTTATCCATTCCATCCTGTATCGGTTTAAAGAAGAACGGATAGTTGTTAGAAATAGGAACAACTTTGTCGGTAAACATTTTTTTAGCATCAGATCCTGTTTTTGAAAGTATGCCTATACGAGAGTCTTTGGTTATCGTTGCCATGTTGACGCCTTCGCTCGAACTCATAAAAGAAAATCCAGAACGTCTTATCTTTAGATAACACATCCCAAAACATCTTTTGTCCGCTTTGCACGCTTCCCAGTAAATATAAAATATACGATTAGCTTCACGAAAGTCTGGGTGACCTACATCAATTTTAGTCCATTGTAAATACATGTAGTGAGTGCCCGTGATGTAAGTAGGCACGCCTTTGTTAAGGAACCAGTAACCTTCTTCTCTCCTATCAAACTCTTGCTCAATATAGTCCACCCACTTAGACTTAAAGTCAGCTGGTGTTTCGTGCCACTGGAAGATAGACTTTATACGCGACAAGTCTTTTGGATATTCATGTGGCTCCCAGTACTGATCCTCCGGTTTTTGTTTTGAACTAAGCTTAGGAGTTTTAGGTAAAGCTATTTTTAAATTGTTAACCTCAATAATAGATCCTATCTCTCCCGATCTGGAAATAACTACAATGTCGTATTTAGGGTTGTATCCATACAACCAGGACTTAGCGCGGTTTTTATTTGTAATAACCTTTTTAGGCACCACCCCGTTAAGTTCGACATATAATTTATTTAGATCTTGATTCGGCAAAGCCTCGTGGTTTGTTTGTTTTTGTTTCTACAACGCCTCCTTCCAGAAGAGCTTTCTCTTCTTCAATTCTTTTTAATATTTCAAAAGCATCAAAGATAGCCAGCTTCTTTGTTGCTGCTGCGTTTTTCAATCTATCAGCAGCTAACTCATCGTCTGGGTTTGGTTTTATTATTTCTTCTTTAGCGACTTTTATTAGTTGCCTTACCGCTCTCTCTCCAGCTTTTATTATTTCTAACTTAATCTCCTTGCTCTCCATTGTCAACTTGTTTACGCAACTTCTCTAAAGCCTCTTCGTAGCCTGGCATTAACTTAATTAACTGCAACGCTCCTATTACCATGTCACGCGTCTGCTTTTCCTCTAATATAAGCTTTTGTAAATTTTCAGTAACAAGCTCATTTTTTGTTTTTAGTAAAGCAATATTTTTTTGTACTCCCATAATTAATTGAATTTATAAAACATAACATACACCTTTCTACCCTCCTTCCATGATACATTAGGGTATTTGCTATGAAAGTATGAAGAGGGGTATGATATTAATCTATTCCTTTCGTAGCCTATAACGGAACTAAGCCTCCAACGATCCAGGTCTTCCGCATCAACCTTTATCATTTTATCGTACTCATCATTGGTAATGTCTTTAGGAATCTCTCTTCCATACATAT